AACTTTGCGATGGCTTTGAGCGTACCGTCGATATCACTCAGAAGTGGTTTCCACCCATACTGCAACTCGAGCCAATTTTGGGCCAGAGTCTTAGTTTTGGATAGGCCACCTCCAGGGCGATACTTCGGTTGCTTACCTTGAAATAACGCGTCTGCGGCCTTAGAAAAGTTTCCTCTTTTCAGGTTACGCATTGCATTCGTTATACGGGCAATATTATTGCTCGCCAACCGGATAAACTGTCCGAACTGAGCGACGTTCTGCGCATTATTTGCAGAGAGGTCGTTATCAGCTCGTTTAGCCAACCGACTCAAGGCCTTGTTCACATTCGATGCATCATGCACCGGATTAGCAGGAGTCATTCCTGTAAACAATGATGACGATTTATTCTCTTCAACGTACCATCGGTCGATGCCACAAGTACCCGGCTTCGGCTGAAAGAAACATTTGGTACCGAGGTTATCTGCGATCCTTCGCAGATCCACAGTATGAGGATTAATCGGCAATCTTCTGCCATTCAACTTACCGAAGTTAGGAGTCCGGACACCAGTCCACGAACGATAGTAACTGAGGTACGACTGCGGAACCACCGAAGTAGGTGGAAAGCACTCGTCCACAATTATTCTCATGAATGGTTGGTTAAAGGACTTTGTCCCAGGTAAGTTTGAACTCTTCATTGAAGCTGCGAAAGCAGTCAGGTCTGACGACTTCGTTTTGCTTTTGAAAAACGAAGACAGGCTTCTACCCCACTGGGTGAGATAGAAGGAGAACGGACGGTCCTTACTGTAAAACCTGAACTGTCGCCACCCAGAAGGAAGGATGGTAACAAAAACAGGCAACCGGTAAGTACGTCGATGGCGAGTAAAGAAGTCGTTACTGCGGAAGGAGGCAATGCAACGATAAGTGCCCTCTCGCGGACGGTGTAACTTAACGGATAAGTACTCTTGCGCCCTATTAAGAGGCACAGTCGGACTGGTCCATATTGGTACACCGTCAACGGAAAGCACGAACGTCACATCTTCTCCGTAAGCAGGCAACCCGTACTTGCCCTTCCGGCTCAGCTGAGCCGCGGCCCACGTTGAACCCGGAAATAGTTTTCCCATATGTCACCTTTTGAGCAACACACGATCGACCATCTCAAGGTAGCTGATATCCAGGAACGCCCACATTGACAGCGCAACGTAGAGAACGGCTACAGCTGCCAAGATGAGGAGCCTGAAAACAGCATCATGGATAAAAGCAGTTAATAGATCACTGCCCAACCCACGATCTTTTTTCCGACGCTCAGCTCGGTTTGCCATAGCAATCCTCCAACATTGTCTGGTTAATGGATGCACCTGGAATGTCAATGACTCACGTCAATTGACGCGACTAGCAATTATTTGCTAGGGGGACTCGCGTCCCCATCCGATTCCTCGGACTCGCAAACCTCCGGTACGATGATCCCAAGGCGGTGGAGGTAGACTCTAATAAGTATCTCGGTAAAATGATCTTCATCATTCAACCAAGGTAGTGGGTACCAGCATACATCAAGAAAAATGTTACTGGGAACCACCGGAGCATAGAGCATTGGGGCCTCGACCCTTGTGGGGTGGAGGTCCATAAGCTCGACTGCCAACTTATTGAGCCTTATCCAGGTACCTGATTGGAGAGACATCAAATTTCTCCTTTCAAATACCGAACCACAGGATTAATGTGGTCCACTAACGCTACAGCCTCTCGAGAAGGTTTTTCCCTCTCGTCAACTGCGGCGTAGGTAGCAATACGTCGAACGAGGAGCCCATTCAACCGATTGGTTGAAAGAGTTGCGTAGAACCCGCAAAGTGAAACTTCACGGGTCCGACGCTCGTCCAGTGAAACACCGTCTCTATTCCAACTCTTGTTGGCAAAGACGATAAGACATTGGATAACTTCTTTCCTACGCATAGCTACTCTCCTTGGAGTAATC